CTTGACTGGATGATCAGATATTTATTATTTTTACATGGTGGAAACATCCAAAAACCACCATGGACCGTCACACAACCCACTACAGAGAGACATCAACAGAGACGATGGACTCGAACTTCGTGTCCCACAGGGCCCTTGGCAACTTGGGGGCCAATGCGGGAGGCTTGCCTTTGCCCCCGGTGCTATGGCGGTTTACTCGCTGAAACCCGAGTATCCCATCACAGACTGATGCATAACAGTCATACAAGCCGTCATCATCAATACCGTAAACCGTCTGTAAGAACGAATTAAAGCAATCCGGTGCAACAACATCAGCGCTCACCGTCATCTCCTTCAGCTCACCTGCAGTGTATTTGTAGGCGCACGCCTGATTCCTGAAATCCAAATAAGGCGTGCCACTTAACTGCTCGGCTGTCTGAAGCAGGAGATCCCGAACTCTGTACACGTGGCGATGCTCATACGCAGCGGATAACAACTTACCCGCCATGTAATCCTCATCAGACACCGATTTGTTATTGTTACAACGAATCGGCAACTTACTAACCACGCGTCCAAAGGATGGTACGGGGAACGTCTTCCTGAAACTAGGCACAAAGCGCTTGCGCAAGAACGTCGCTTTTTCTCTCTCATTGTAGATTTTCCCTTCCGTCTTCATGCCAGATCCCGCCGCCACCTCCTCAAACGCCCGTTCAATACCCGAGCGGTCCTGAGAAGTGTACGTTAATCCATCGTCCCCGTAAACCAAAGTTGTACTTTTGCTAATGCCAGCCAGCTCCAATGCCGCGAGTGAAGTGCATGCGTTAACATAGCCATTGCCGGTGGTGGTTGTAACCTCACCACTCCAGCGTTGTCCCTTCACTCGACCCTTAACACCATAACGCGTGAATATCCTAACGCTGGTGTTTGAAGCAAACTCCCTAACAAACCACTTTGGCGCGCCAAGTTTGTAATAAAACATGGCTTCCCACTTGCGAACAGCGGCGGGTTGTGTTCCGTCGTTATTCCTGAAGTCATTCTCAAAGACATTGCCCGGGGTATGATGTACTATTTCTGCTATCTCGTCTGCGGTCATCCCTACACAGTACACGACTTCATTCCCACGGTTCTTGGGGTTAGTCCTGGATAGTTCTTCCGCAATACGACGAGACAAATAATAGACAACGGAGCCCATTACAAGATTGTACATGTCTCCTCCCTGGTAGACAACGCGTGGCTGTCCTCCGTCACTTTTCAAATGAACCTCACTTTTAGCAAACACAGTCTTGTCCGTATATCCAGG